GTATAAATATCCTACATATCCAGATTTGCAACGAGCAGGATTTTCCATACTCCTGCGTTGATTAGGCTTAGCTCGAATACATACATAAATGTCTTCTCCTATTTTTGTACCTTCCCAATACTCGTTTACCCAATCCCATTTTATTCTCATGGGAAATTCGGTCATTTCGTCTGTCCAATTGTAAAATTTTTGTTTGTCTTTGGTAGCTTCTTCAGGAACTTCAAAATCTTCATCTACAATCTCTTCATTCCATTCTTCTGTATCTGGATCAAATACTTGTAGAAATCCAATTTTTTTCAAAGATTTCCATTCGATTCTAATAACTCGTATATTACCAGCATCATCAAAAATCTCTAAAGGATTATTATTTCGTCTATATGCCTCATCACCCTGGATCTTTATATTAGATACCGGATAATTCAACATTCCATCATCTGTTCTTCCATCTCCAAATGTACTCATGGATTCTAACTTATCTATTTCTTTAGGAGTAAGATCTTCAAAATAATCATCTATAACTGTTCCTAAATTAATAAATCGTTCTTCAATAATGGCTTGAGCATTTTCAACATAATCATTGTCTGGATCTGTAATAATAGTAATATCACATGGATTACAAACTCTAACTTTTGGTTGACCATTAACAACCCCTACCCAATAAATTTCTTCTCCAGATATTAAAGCATCTTTGAATCCGTCATTGAATTTAAACAACAATCTTTCATTTTCTTCTAAATACCTTAAAACATCAGAAGCAGTTTTTTCTCTTGTATCCTGCCATTCATATTTTAAGTATTTATCCAATTCTTCAGGAGGTTTTGCCGGACCTTCAGGCCCAGGTTCTCCCATAACCTGAGTTTGAAATACTTTTAGAAGTTCTTTTTGTAAGATTTCTTTCTTTTGATTTTCAATCTCACTTACAGCATCAGGATTTATTGTAACAGCTCTATAATTTAACGGTCTTTTTATTTCTTCTCCTATTAAGAGATTAATTTTAGGAGAAATAATATCGTAGTGCTGTAGTTGAGCTGGAAATTCACCTGCTTTAAATCCATAAGGATTTGTTACATATTCAAAATCAGCAGGTTCTAATTTGCCATTAAATAAATCATAGTTTATTTGTTTTCTCTGAGCACTTGTACGATTTAAATAGGTATTTGATACAATATATCCTTCAAGACTATCTATTACTGATTCTCCCCATTTTTTAGTTTTTTTAGATTTGGGAATTTTTTGTCTTGGAATGTTATAATCTCCTGTTTCCATGAAGTTTAGTTAATAAAAAAATAATTACAAATATAACTTTTTTACTTATCGTTTTACGCATGTCCCACTTTTCTAAATAATTTCCTGTTAAAAAAACTATTCTTTGGAAGAATACTTATTTTACCATTTTCAACAACTTTTACTCTATGATTTTCTTGCGAATGAAACATGCAAAGCATAAATGCTATAACTCTGTCAAAGTTTCCTTTTTTATTATAAGAAATTAATTCCTGGAGCAAAGGAACGGAATAAATTGCATTTAAGTTCTTAGTTGAAGTATCATTGTTTAATTCACCTCGTTCTTCCAACAACCAATCCCTGATATAAATTTCACCTTGAATTTTTATAGGTTCTGACATATGAATTCCATACCCTCTATTAGTTCGAGTGTTTGGAACTATATCTTTTAATATTGTAGGTTGCTGTTTTAATAAATTCAAACATTTTTGTTGTTCAAAATAAATTTTAAGTCCTCGTAAATTATTTTCATATAAAGTTTGTGCATTATAATACACCAATAACTTCCTAATTGTTTCATAATGTTCTTTAGCTGTATCTGGTCTGCCTGTATATTCGGCAACTATCATATTATAAGTATTATCAAAAGTCTGAAAAGTTTTATAGATAAATGTACTGCCTAAAGAACCAGTAGTAGAACTATCCTGGTCATAAGGATCTGTTCCTGCAATATACAGTCCAAATGGAATATCACCAGAGCTATCTCTATAAGGATGTTCCCATACAACTACACATCCATCTTTATAATCAGAGTCTTTTAATGGAAATTTAGTAACTGGCCTTTTTGTTTTATCAATATTCCATTTCACAGTATTCTCGCTCCAAAAAAGATCGCCAGTTTGAGATAAAGCTTTATATCTATTTTTAGTTTCTATACGAGCTAATTGATTTTGCAGTTCTATAGTAGGAAATATGTTTCCTGATACCTGAAGAAATGCTTCTTGAGGAGTTTTAGGATACTGTGTAATATATTTTTCCCAGGTAGTTCTGGAATCTGACAACTTCATTACCTCTCTTTCTCGATTTAACCATACTTCAGCTGCTTCTCTATTAGAATTTCCATTCATATCTACCATATCAAAAGTAATTGCATCATCTTCACAAGACATGAATTCTTTTGTCAACTCTGGAAAATCATCTTTTTTAACTATTTCTTCTCTTTTTACCAGGACTTTACCTGGTTTGTACCATAAATCATCAATAAATAATCCACAAGTACTTTTTTCAGCAGCATCATCCCATATATTCTCATAAGAACGAAGCCAGTATTTTTCAGGATTATAAAACATATCTGCAAAATCATTGGATCCACCTTCCATATCTCCTCCGGTTCCATAAATAATAGGCATTCCTATCATATGAATTCCATCACGAAATGCAGGAGCTGTAACCATGTAAGATTGAAGTAGATTTTTCCACTTACCTGCCTCTTCAAATAAAAATAATTCCGCCTTTTTACCAATCGCTGCGGAGAAATTATCTTTAAAAGTCAATGTAAATATCTCTGAATTGTATCCTGACCATACTTCATTGCCCTCCAGTATCTCTTTAAACCTGGATTTTACATGGTCTTTTCTATCAGGATTCTTTCGTTTACCCCAGGCAGTATTCTTATTAACGAAATTCAGTACTTCTAAGGCCATGTACATAGTAGATTGAGAATATTCAGCTAAATAAGCTCCTATTATACTGGTACTATCTCTTTGGAAAGTAAAATTATAAGCACATAGAGCAGCACTTTTAAAAGAAAACCCCTTTCTACGAGCTTTAGCAACAATCAATCCTTCATTTGCCTCTCTGGCTCTTTCTTTCTCATGGAAGAAATAATAATCGACATCCAGAAATCTTGGAAAAGTAAGACGAGTTCTTTTTACATGCTTATCATCAATAGTTGCTTTTATCTGAGAAAAGTTAAGATAGAAGTAATGTTCTCCTGTTACCTTAATACCCCCTATTGTATATCCAACATTGCATCTCCTGGTTTGCTCAGTCCAATACTCTTTATATGCAAAAGTTCCTTTTGGTGCAGTTATATACCTGCCTGTTTTTAAAAATTTACGAGCTTCTTCTTCAAACAGTCTTGTATTTACAAAATAAGGCTCAAACAGTATATTATTCATCTATATTCCATTTATTTCCTGATGGATGAGGACATTTATTTTTTTTAAAAGCTGCTTTCAAAGGTATGTAACAATTACAAACAGAACATTCACGAGTTTTATGAATAAACTTATCACAAGCTATGCATATTTGCATTCTTTTAAATCTATCTTTCATATTCTCCAGCTTCTCCTCCTCCTCGTATCTTAGAAGAAGAAGTTATTTCTTTTTGAACTTGTTCTGTTGTTTTATTCAAGGATTCTATGATTCCTCCTATAGATTTTAAATTAATTGCAACATCCTTGGCATTATAGACATGTTTTCCATTTTCATCCAATTCTTTAAAATCTACCTGATGAAAATAATCAGATAATTTATTACAAGCCACTTTAGCAGCTTCAAGTAATTTCATACTGGTAGTTTGTTGAAAAGCTTTATACTTTTTAATTGCATCCAGTACATAGGTTTTTTTAATTTCTTTTTTATAATCTATCATATAATCTTTCTCCAAGATATATTCTCGTTCATTCTCAGGATAAATAGCATAGGGAGAATTATAATCACACAAAAAATAGATATATGTTAATAGCTTTTCTGCCTTAATTTTGTTCTTGGATTTATCAGTATTCCATATAACTAAAAATTCTGGAACCGCTATTTTTTCCGGATCCAGAACTATCTTATTGTTTCTTAAATCAAATAATCCCATTATGTGTCATTTTTTGATATTAGTATCAATTTTTGATAATTTTTTCATAAACTCTTCTCTTGCAGGTTTAACACCAAAAACTCCTATGAATATTAAACGCACCGGACTGTGAGTTTTTTTCTGAGCTTCTGCCAGTACTAACTTAAACTCACTGCGTATAACCATCTCAACCTCATGGTCAGATAGATTTAATTGTTCAGCTAATTCTTTGATAACAGATTTAACTGACTTCATTCTTATAAATACTGATAACTATATCAATTTTCTTTTCTCCATTCAGTTGTGGTATAAGAGTTTTTGTTATACCTGATTCTCCATTACCTATAATAATTGCTCTTTTCTTTTTTAAAGCATTGATATAATTATTTATATTATGAGTTGTTATATTTAATTGATTCCTGACCTTTTGACGATTACTGGTCTTGAAAAGATCTACAGGTTTCTCCTTCATATAAATACATAGAAATTCACATAATATAAGAAGCTCCTTTTTAGTAAGAGGCATCATACCACTTAAAGCACATAGCCACTTATAATAAAAATCCTTATCAGTTTTAACTCCTATTTTAAAATTAACCATTCGTTTTTTTTATACAAATCTATAAAAAATTATTTATAAAAAAACCCCAGGTCAAATAAATGACCTGGGATTCAGAAAGAAAACGGAGTAATAGAGAAAGGAGAGGGTTTACAACAATATCAAGGTTATACTACTGAGGTATAACAAATATTGTATGGACAGGTCTGAGCCATAGTCCAATGAAACCCTGAAGTTGAAACTTGAAACACAATGCTCTCTTTACCATCATAGTTCAATAAAATTGACTTTAAATCATCAATCTCATGTTCCAGCCTACATACTCTATTCTCTAAACTCATTGTTTAAATTAACTAACGATCAAATATAATTAGTTTTAATTCAAATTCAAAACATTATTGAAAATTAATTCAGCTTCTAAGGTAAGATCCAGACACTCAATCACTTCATAGTTAGAATTTCCTTCAAAAAACCATACAAGATAACATTTTCCTATATCCAAGCCAGTATTGTCCTGGATTATCTTCTTATACATAGAAAGCTGAAGAGAATAAATTGTTAATTCACACTCATCCAGATGAGATAGGATCCCCAGGAGCTTCTTATCATAAACACTATGTTTAGCAATATTTTTATTAGTCTTCCAATCCCATATCTGAAGTTCCTTTGCCTTATAATTGAAAAATAACTGGTCCACCATTCCACAAACACCAGAATTTTTATCCCCAACAACTATTTCAGATTTAACAGGAAGCAATCTTCCTATGATATCTTCTGTAAACTGATCTACTTGCTTGGAAATAATGTCAAACCTCTGTTTAACAACATCTATATTCTCTTTTCCAACTTCCGATTCAACATAATCGTATGGAAAAGGATATACCTTCTGACACAATAAATTTTCTATGTAACTGTGAACGACTGTTCCCTTTGTTGTGGCTATTTTTGCTTTGAGCTTCCACTCTTGAAGCATCTCTTTTTTTTGTAATGCCTCGTTCCTCTGCTTTCTTTCCAGCCCAAAAATCAGAATTGAATTTCTGTTTGAACTGATTCAATAGAGATGTTACTGATTTCTGCCTTTTTCCATTTAAAATATATACATGTTTTTGATCGTAGTACCGTATATCTGAAAAAATCTCTAATCTTTTTAAAACTTTACTCACCTATTCAATCTTTTACTCTTATCCTTGCTTCCCTGACTGCTTCCAAAAAAGAAATTAATAACAGTATTACGCTCATTGATTAATGCACCTGTAAGAGTCCCAACAATTCCTGTAACAACAGCAGCTACCGGGCCTTCTACAAACAAAATCACAAGAACTTGTATAACTACAAGAAATAGCATGATCCATAGGTTCCATTTTACAATGTTATTAGCTATACCATCAGCTATCGAATGATCTGTAGAACGGTACATTAATCGAGCGTCTTTGGTATTCTCAAGATGTAACTCCAATTCCTGGCTATAACTTTTAAGTAATTGATCTACCTCAATAGATTCTTTATCAGACAATTTAGAAGAAATGCTTTTAATTACATTTGTAACTATGGAAAGAGGAGGATAGATATCATCTGCAACATCAAGGATCCCCAATAACGCTGAACCACCCTTTTCTTTTACAAACCCTCCTATTAACTTTAATACATTTTGTAATTTACCATTTCTTTTTGCCATGATAGCTACTTAAAAATTTCCCAGGACTCATAGTCAGATATTTATAACAATTCTGCCTAAAAAATCTATCTACTTAGACTTCTTAGATCCCATTTTAGCTTTAACTGACCAAGCCAAACCTGCAATTGCCATAATAATACCTATCACTTCTGAAAATATATCTGAATCGATATATCCTTTTGTTACAAGAGCTCCACCTAAAACAGTAAGCCCATGCCTGATGAATCCAAATAACTGATCTTTATTAATAAGTTCTTTCATTTTTTTTGAATTTTAGATTAAAATTTAATTATTAAGGTACAATAGGAACAATGTCTGAAGCAACCATAGTACCAGTCATAGTTCCATTAAGTCCATTTACATTATCTATCAAATTAGGATAAGTATCTCCAGTTCCCATCTTCCACCACGTAATTAATCCTGATTCTCCTGTTAAATCAGTTGGTTTACCTGTACCATCCCATAAATCTCCTATGGATTTAACCGTATCAAATACAGATATATTATTCTGAAGACCTGAATAAAAATAAACAAGAGTAGATCCTGTCTTATGACACCCCATAATACCATGACTTATAGACATATCATTAAACCATACCAGAGGATCAATAGGAGTAATTAAAGATTGAAGAGATTC